CTTATCAAATGCAACAAATTGAAAAAATACTTAATGAAGGGGTAGAAAAATGAAATCTAAATTTTTGGACATTTTGACCGCTGTTTGCATCGGTTTGATGCTGGCATTTTTCCTGATTCAAGGGGTATGAAATGAAACAATTTAATCCGTTTTCAGAGGTTTCCTGCACTTATGGTGCACCAATGGGCAGACATTCAGACAACCCTGCAAACCTTCAAGACGTCAAACGCTTACACACAAGACACCAGGGTGGGGGCGAGGGATACGATAAAGGGGGCGCATACTGGGGCACTCCATCCAATGTGTGGGGCGTGTGGGCATGGATGGATGGCGAAATAATTTGCACTTACGTTCGCGCCAATTCGCGCCAGGATGCAATTTCTAAAGTTCAAAAAGGGGTATAAAAATGGCGATTTTTTATGTAAATATGATGGATAAATTCTCAGACATCATCAACAAAGTGCAAACGCTGCAAGACATCAAACACACTAAACGAAATGTTGATGATACTTGCACTTTATTGCTTTCCATGCTGAAACAGCTACAAAACGATTTTTCACAATTTACCGATGAAACAAGAAAAATGCATGAAAAAGAACTAAATAAAAATTTAGGCTATTATGAAAAATTAGAAATTGAATATTCCACAGAGGCTGATTTTTCAGAAATCTACCAATACAAAGCCATCGAAGATGTTTGCATGAGCAGTGCCGTTTTGTTGGACATGGTCTATTCTGAGCGCAAATTTAGAAACATCAACGGAGAGCAGCTTCACGCTCGCATTGTTTTGACTGATTTAGACCCCGAATTTATTGAGGCATAAAATGATAGAACTTAACGACATTGGCTATTGCCTAGACGATTATCAGACAATTTATATTGTCGATACGATCTGGGGCGATGGGGAACTGACAGTAATTGATATTTCAAACGATCAAAACGTCAGACACATCTACCCCTGCGATTTTTGGGCATTGGTTAACGCGCAGCTTTCCTAAGCGTTTACAAAAGTTCCCCAGTCAATCTGGGGCTTTTTTGTAAGTGTTTGCGAAGTGAGCGCTCACATCATGGGCAGCGGGTTTGTAGCGATTATTTTTGTGCAAGCTATCTACCCATTCACTTCAAAAAATAAACGCTTAACGCTTGATTTAGACCACCCCAATTAGTTGATTTTTTTTCTTCAAAGACAAAAAAAACGGCTAAGTAAGTGAGTATTTACTGGGGCGGTTTGCTAAGTGAGTGAGTGCCAACTGGGGCGGTCTGTTAAGTAAGTGAGCGCTCACATACGAAAATCTGTAAGGATTGTAAGTATTGTAAGGATTGGGGGGCAAAAAAAATGGGTAGACCCACTACGCACTTTTAAAAAAAAAATTAAAGTGCCTTTTTTATTTGGGCGATGGCTGGCTGGATTCAGATATTTTTTTTAGGTCGGTAGAAAAATTATTATTTTTTTCGCCATCCTCTTTAAATCCATGAGCGTAAGCAGCCCTGGCTACTGACAGAGCTTTTGCTTTGCTGGTAAATGGCCCCTTTGATCCCCAGAACCATTTTCCATTTACGTTTCTTAGCGGCATTTTCGTGCTTTACTTCAGGAACTTCAGCTTATAAAGCGTGGAGTTAATCAGGTCTGCAATCTCATCAACCAGGTTCTGCAATTCGCTATCTTGCGGGAATCTGGGCTGGCGTCTGAGCGTTTCAACTTCCGTCTTTAGGTATTCAAGGTACGGAACCGGAGCCTCTGGGAGTTTGTAGTCAGCAATGAAGTCGTGAAGCAGTCCATATTTACCTTGGAACGCCTCAACAAATGCGTCCAATAAATCGCCTACTTCTCCGTAAAATATTTCGAGTGCCTTATGCTCGGCGTAGCTACGGGTCGTTAAGTGAAGAATGTGAGCGTTAGTCACGCTATGAAGCAGACACATTGTGAAGTCCATCACCGGGTCGTTAACTTTTGCTTCGATGCTGGCTACAAACTTCATAGTAACTCCATGTTTTCACGATTTTCCCATATCTGGTAAAGGAACGCCAGAGGGCCATTCTCGGTTCATTACCAACGCTTCAACTGTTTTTCTGTGCGCTTTCATCCAAAGTTCTTTTCTTTGGTCTTTTGTTAAGTCGCGCCCTTGGTCTATTTCAAAGTGACACCGTAAACACAAAGCAGCCGTGTAAATGTCCGAGGCTTTCAGACTACGCCCTTTGCCATGTTCAGCCCAGTTTGAATGTGAGGCTTGGACGTTGTGGCTTGAATCGCAATTCATACATCTTAACGATGCAACCGCCTTTAATAGCTTTTGGCTGCGTATGTACTCAGTTTTGGGATACATCATTTTTTCTTGTGCGGCACAGTTTGCACAGGTTGTTGTGGATAGTAGGGTTTGGGCGTAATGTATCCGTTAGGCACATACGCTTGAGCGTGTAAAGCTAATGAAAGAATTAGTGAAAGCATGACTACTCCTTAAAAGTGATTCCGTTTTGTGATCCCCAGGCATGGAGCCATTCAATAAACTCACTGCCAGTTTCTTTGTTGAACATCCTTGTTTGAACACCTAACTGGACGATAGAACCACCATCAAGGCTTGGAACAACCTTTCCAGGCTTTCTGTCAGTGTCCCGACAAAACTGGTCAACCAGAAGTCTTTTCCATTCCTCGCTTGTCCAGCTTGCGCCCAAATGATGCGCTTGCTTGGAAATCTCTCCAATCATTGCGTGATACTTTTCCTCTTGTTCACGGCTTTTCTTGGGTTCTTCGATTGTTAAGGTTAACACATTTCCAGCTTGCAATCTATTTTTTATTCTTGGGCGCAAATCCTCTATTAGCTGGAATGCTTGTTGGTAGTTATGCAGTTTGTAAAAAGCCATCAATCATCCTTAATGCTCTTAAAGCGCCTTCAGCGTCATTAACTCTAAGCAACGTACCTCCAGACCAACTCTCGAAAAAGTCGGTTTGTAGCTTGGTTAAACGCTTTTTAGAGCCACTTTTTATCTCGACCAAGATTGTCTTGCCTTTGTACCCAACTAAAATGTCCACAGGTAGACCAATAATCCAAACACTCGCACCAGCGGCTCGGAGTGCTGAAACAATCTGGTCTTGATTCGCGTCAACTCTTGCTGCGTATCTCATCTAACCGCCTCGCTACTTTTTGCCCAAGGGCCGGAAAGTCCTTCTGAAATATCTTCACCATGTACCGAGAGTGCTCGATGTGGTTGATTGCCATCTGAGCGTAATGCTCCACCAGTTTGTTTTCGAGGTCTTCCAAGTACGTTGGGAATGTCTCCCGTGTGGACAAGAGCTTTTCTGATCCGGTGGGATTCGATGAGGATTCCATTTTTCACCATGTCCAAAAGGTTGTGGGCTTCAGTCTTGGTCATACTCGCCTTTCATTTTCTTAATTGTGAACAAGTTTTTGTGTTGTGGATACTTACACCGGAACAGTCGGGTATAAAAGGCAATGTGATCGTTGGAGATTTTAAAGTCACTACCCGTGGTGACAACAGCAGTTTCCCAACGAATGCGGTTAACAATAAGCCAGCCTGACAACTTCTTGCGTCCTCGACTGATTGCCTCCAGACTGAACCTCTCAAACAGATTCCAGACTTCAGGGTTTGCTTTATGCCATTCCCACCAGGCTTGTTTTTTTTCGGTGTAAGTCATTTAATACTCCTTTTTAAACTGTTTTTCAACTCAGACAAACTTTGTAAAGCAATCTGTTTTTGTCTTTCAGCTTCCGCAATCTCATCTTGCGTTTTTTGCTTGGTAATCATTACCACTGGCTTGGTTGGAATTTCAGGGCCAAGGTTGCACAAATCCCTAAACGTAATTGCGCTTGGAGGAAATTCACCTTTTAACTTGTCAAGAGCAAAATCTAATGAAGGTTTGTAAGTTAAGAAACGTCCGAGCTTTTCTTTCCATACCTGACGAACAACACCCAAATCCATTCCGTCCCAATGACGGTTAAAGGATGCTCCGTAAATTGCACCCATCATCACAAAGATGTAGTCCAGACCATCATCAGGTTGGCAAAAGTCAGTTTCCAAGTAGTTTGACATTTGAGCCACCTCCGATAAGTCCTCTTGTTAACCCTTGCATGACAGAACTATTTGTCTGTGCTGACTTACTCATTTTTTGAGCAACCCACTCAGCTTTAAAAGATTGCCAGTTTCGGACAATCGTTTCTTTCAATGCGTCCTCAAGCGTCCATCCAGCAATGTTTGCTTGTTTGGCAATATCGTTAATTACAGTCTGGGTGATCTGAGCTTTCTTGGATTTTCTGTGGTTAACAAATTCTTTCCAAACTATTTCAGAAACGCCTTCAGGCGTTGCAACGACAGTTGCTTTCTGTCTTTTCTCTTTCTCTGTCTCTCTCTCTGTCTCTGGTATAACATCATGATATCTCTCTGATATCACGTTGATATCATCTTGTTCCAACCAATGAGACAACTTGATAATTGATTCAGAAGTATTCTTTTCTGACATCCTTAGTCTAAATGCCAGAGTTTTTAGATCGGGTAAGTTTCCATCGTTTTCACTGGCTATCAACCAGCACATGACTAGCACTTTACTTGACTGAGCATCCAATTGATGCCATTCAATGTCGTCAAGAATATCCCGATACAACTTTATCCAAGGTGGTCGTCTGTCCTTGAAATGTTGAAACTGTGACCAGTTTTTTATTCGCATAATTTACCCAAAAAAAAGGGCTACACCTGGAGTCTCACCTTTCGGTGTTGGCGGACTGGCTCAGTACCAGCAGACTCCATGTGTAACCCTACTGAGAAACGCCGCCAAGCGTCTTTTTTGTAGTGTATCAGATTCTTGCTTTGCTTTGCAAGCGATGCACACTAGGCAGAATCACGATTGACTTTCTGAACCTGGTTACAGTTTCTTCTTTATTTGGATCGTCCTTGCGAACAGTTGTCATTGTGGATTTGTCTCGCTGACGCTGAAGTTCGACACCGATTGAACTTGCGCCTGTTCGCCATTGAAATGCGTTTGCCATTCCTTAATTCCTTTGAGTTGATTCATGCGCTTCTCAGGAATTTCGTCCCACATCGTCACGGCAGCGCGGGAGATACCCAAGAGCTTGGCGAGTTTACTCTTTGATCCGGCGATTTCAACAGCTTTTTGTAGATTCATGGTTTGTCCTTAGTTGCTGGTCAGCCTCATAAAGCAGAGTTCGTGGGTGTTGCACTCAGATACATTGATCCACCAGGCGCTAACCCTGTTTCTGACCAGCCTTAACATTGTAGCCTTAACAAATCAGTAGGGATTAGGGAAATCACCTAGACAAGATACTTAACAAATCGTTAAGATTGCTAGACCTTAACAAAACCGGAGTAGTGAAATGAAAGAAACAATCTCAGCAATCATCACCATCTTGACCATGATCGCCATTGGCGTGATGTTGGCTTGGAGAGCATGATGTGGCCTTTTCCCACCGAACCCCTACCAACGCCAAAACGTAACAAGCCTATTCCATTTAACCCAGACAATTACGAGGACGCACCTTTGTGAACACTCAAGCACTTAAAACAGTTCGTAGGCTCTTTAACGTGGACTATGTGTCCAAAGAGCAGAATCGCCACAATCAACGCGCATGGGTTCGCTCTGTGCGCCTTTTGGGTGACAAATGGCTTTTGGCTAACTATGTGGAGAAGAAATGAATCCAGAATACATTATCAACTCAATCAAGCAAACCTCACACATTCACTACCCTGAAGGCAATTCAGCAGACCGCCTTGCCTATCAGGTCGGAATGCTTGAGGCAAAAATTCGTGAACTTTGTATCTTTCATGATGCAAAGATGGAATTTTTCCAAAAGGAAATGCGAGAGCTTTCTAAATTGATTGACAACTTATCATGAGAAATTATTACCAACTTCCCCCAGTATTAGGTTGCTTTGCTGTTGAAAAATACAAAAGAGCAAAAGAATGGGCATTGTCTGAAAAATCAAAACTTCTTGATCGTGAAAAAGCTGAAGCAATTTTGCGTCAAGAAACTACTGGATTGGGTTTAATTTATAAAACACCAGTTGAGCGTTCTGGTTTTACTTTGCCTCAAAAGTATGAAAATTACTTTGTTATTAAACCAAAGAAAAACACAATCATTGGAAAACGAATTCAAACTGAATTAGACGAAGTTGCTAGGCTTTTAAATGAATGGCAATGGGCAACAGAAAAAGCACTTAATTTAGAAGAATCGGTTTATGAAATGCGTGAATTTCATCTGACTGTTTGTTTTTCCATGCCAGATGGAAGCGTTTTAGTTAGTCAACCAAGAGGAGCAAAAAAGAAAATTGCAGACGAATACAAAATCACAAACCAAGAATTTGAACAACTAAAGAAAATAGCATTATGAAAATTTACGCAGCAATTAGTCTAGTCCAACGCGATTTAGCCAAAATTGGTATTGGAAAAAATCACACAAACTCACAAGGGTCTGGATATAAATTCCGTGGCATTGATGATGTTTACAACGCAATTGCGCCGTTGCTTTATCTGCATGGTCTTTGCATTCTTCCTCGCATGATTTCCCGCACAGCAACCGAAAGAACATCGGCTAAAGGTAGCCAACTTTTCTATGTCACAGTCGAGGCAGAGTTTGATTTTGTTGCCGTAGAAGATGGGTCTAAGCACATTGTACGGACGTTTGGTGAAGCAATGGATAGCGGAGATAAGGCAACCAACAAAGCGATGTCAGCGGCTTACAAATACGCTTGCTTTCAGGCTTTTGCTATTCCGGTTGATGGCAACGATTCTGAAAAAGATTCGTATGAAGTCAAGAAAAACAAGATTGACAACAACAGATTAACGAAAGCAATTGAGCAGATCAAACTTGGAAACTACACCACAGACAAGTTGCGCCGTGACTTTGATCTGACCGATCAACAAGAAGAAATTTTGGTAGGAGCACTTGCAAATGGTTGAACAAGGCACACCAGAATGGCATCAAATGCGCCTGGGCAAAGTCTCAGCTTCTCGCATGGCAGAGCTTCTTGCAAAAGTAAAGTCAGGTGCGCCAGCACAACTCGGGCTAAGTACATGGCTCAATTACTTTGTGAACGAATGACTGGTGAGCCAACCGAGTTTTTTACATCACAAGCCATGCAAAGAGGGACAGAAATTGAACCAGTCGCCAGAGCAGCTTACGAAGCAGAAAACTTCATCTCAGTCGATCAAGTCGCGTGGGTCGAGCATCCGACTATTCCGATGGCTGGATGCTCACCTGATGGTGTCGTGGGAGAACACGGTCTTATCGAAATCAAGTGTAAAGAGATTCACAATCACTTGGATACGATTCTGAACGACAGGATTGACCCAGACCACCAGGCTCAAATGATGTGGCAAATGGCTTGTACAGGACGCCAATGGTGCGACTATGTTTGCTTTGATGATCGCGCCCCAGAAGGGTTGCAGTTGTTCATAAAGAGACTAGAACGTAACGATGAGCTGATTAAAACAATGGAGGATGAGGTCAGGAAATTCTTAAAAGACTTAGACAGTATGATTGATAAACTTAATGAAATCAGGAGTAAAAATGGCAAGCGTATGTAAAGTACACCTTATTGGAAACATTGGTAAAGACCCAGAATTGCGGTTCAGCGCGGCAGGTAAACCAATCGCCAATGCGTCCCTCGCAACATCATCACGCCGGAAAAACAAACAAGGCGAAATGATTGAAACAACCGAATGGCATAACCTGACGTTCTTTGACAAGCTGGCAGAGATCGTAGGCGAGTATGTGAAAAAGGGTTCTCAAGTCTATGTGGAGGGCACAATCAAATACGAAAAGTACATCAACAAAAACGGCGCAGAAGTAAATACTACTGCCATCATTTGTCACGAAATGACAATTCTCAAGCGTCCTGAAGTTAAGGAAAAGCCTAAGTATGAAGGTTTGCCGCAACTTGAGGATGACGATAGTTCGATTCCCTTTTAAGGAGTAACCATGAAAAAAATCATCGTAGCCGCTTTCTTGGCATCTTTTGCTTACGCATCTTTTGCTGCTTGTCCTATTGGCACTCGCTATGATTGCCAGTCAACTTTTAATGGCAAAATGTCCTGCGGTTGCCGCTAAATTAACGAGGGAACAGACGGATGCTGGTATTCATGAATTGGTGTTGCAAGGATTGAATAAGCCAACACGCAAACCAGACGCAGACTTAGTACCTCACCTTTTTAGGAGTAGTTATGAAACGATTAGATGTTTTTAAATTGTCAACAGGTAGCTTTGAATACGATACAGACGATGGCCCTGTTGAGGTTTACTACATATTTGAACCTGGCGACCCAGACGTAGGCGTTAAAGAAGACTATGATATATACATCTTTGACGGGGAAGATGATATAACTTTTGATTCAGACCATAATCTATATCTCAAGATAAAAAGGTTAGTCCCCGATCACCATAGAAAAATGATTTCAGACTTGCATGAACCTTGAACTTTATCTTTTGGTTGGTATTGTTTTCATTGGGATTGTTTTAGTCCTTTTAATAATTGCATTTATAACTGCTTGGTTTTATGTCGCACAAGATTCACACGGTACAGAGCCTGAAAGAAAAAACGATTGAGGATGGAGACTGTTGGGAATGGCAAGGTTATTGTGCCAACGGAACACCTAGCATTGCCCATGACGGAAAAATGATTGGTGTTCGTAGGTTGTTTACTCAGCTTTTAGGTGGGCAACTCAGAGAAGGTTACTATGTGCCCAAGTGCGGGAATAAGATTTGTGTGAACCCACAGCACACGACTTACAACGACCCCAAGCAGCACATGAAAAAAGCCAACAGAAACGCTTTAAAAAGCCCTACAAGGCGTTTAAAAATCCAACTCTATAAAAGAGCCACGGTCGCCAAATTGACGCAGGAAAAGGCAGACGAAATTAGGGCGTCTAATGAGACTTCTCGCGTACTCGCCGCCAGATATGGGGTAGACAAATCCATCATTTGCCGCATCAAATCTGGACAAGCCTGGGTGAATCTGTCTAACCCGTTTGCTGGATTGCTTTAAGCGTAAACGCGAGTGCCTTGTTTATCAATAATCAGGGCTTGCTTGCGTGGCGTTCCGGTGGACAAGTTAGGAATGGATACATGAGTCCAACGATCAAACTCACGAATGACTTGATCGTATCCAATGCCAGAAGCAATGATTGCCTTGACCACTTCATCAGGCGTCATGCCTGGAACCCGAATATCAGCAGCACAGCCGATCCGATGCTGAGAAGTATCTTTAGACCCCACAGCATCATTGACAGCTTTTGATCGGAAAGCTGAATTGACCATGATAGGTTTGCCACCCAGAATGGTTTTGACTTCTTCCAAAAACATAGCCAATCGGCGCAAGTTTGCCATTTCTGCTTCATTAGGCGTGTTATCCAAATCCCGATGGTCGGTATGAGTAAGTTCATCAACGGTGAAATGAGGCGAAAGATTCATAAATTTGCACCTTTTCGTAGATTGTCAATTGCTGGAATAACTTGAAGGTTGTCTGCTATGTGCAATCCTCCACGACTTAACGGAATTATGTGGTCAACGTGAAACATCTCTCCAAGAGACATTGCTTGAAAAAAATCTCGCAAGGCATAAGTCATCATTATTTCTGGAGAAATTTCCCCAACAAGTTTTGCTCTACGTTTTGCGTTATCTGACAATATTCTAATTTTATTATTTTTACGATCCGTTTTTTTCCATTCTTTTACTTTTAATGGATTGTTTTGGCGATACTTATTATTGCGTTCTAGTTTATCTGCGTAATGTTTTTGCGTGCTTAATTTTACGGCAAGCCTATGACTATCAGGGTCTTGCAAACGCCGAGCTTTCATAATTTCAGCATAACAAACTTTACATCTGCTTTGAACACCAGAAGCTATACGGCGATCTGGACTAAATTCGCTTAGATGTTTTTCTGTCTTGCAATGCGTACAAGTTTTCATTTTCTATTTCGAATTTCAGTAATTTTTTCAAAACTACGCGAACCAAAATATGCCCCAAAAACTAACATTCCCCAGTTTCCAAGCAATGTCACATAAGATTCATTAGCATTCATGCCAAAAGCAGACATCATGGCAAACATAAAATAACCAACAAAAATTGCAATCAAAGCCATTGGTCGGATATTTTTAGAAAGCCAACTATCGCTAGACATATCAGACTTCCAACGATCACTAACGTTGTTCTGCTCGGTCTGGTAAGCCTGAAGGTCAATGTTCATTTCAGCGATGCGACCATCTTGCGCCATCTTCTCAAGTTCTGCTTTTGCCTCTGCTGCCTTGGCAGGGTCGGGCATGAACCGATCAAGAAGTTTGGAGCCTACATCAAGGAGTGCTGGTATTGGAATCATCTTCTATTTCCTCATCGTGGGATAACTTAACGCCAGCAAGCAAGCCAATAAAGCCGCCGACAATGGTAGAAAAAGCTGGAGCCAGAATGGGAAAGATGTCCTTGTTATCAACGACATTGTTCGGCATGAACAATCCGATTAACAAGGCTCCTACCATTGAAAGAAGAATGATACACAACGTGATGCTGACCATCAGCGTCACCCAGAAAGTAAGTCTTGCTTTGCTATTCACGATCACACCTTTCTATGACTTTTTTAACTTTGGCTTCAATCATCCTATTGGCCCCTCGCGCCGACTGAAGGTCAGCATACAGAAAACCAGTAAGAGTAATCAATCCAATCAGGCACACCATACATAAGATCAACCCCAAGGAAGTTGCAATTGGTTCTCTCGGTGTAGCTGAATCGCCCACATCAGCAGCCCCAGATACATAACCCCCAGAAGAACTATAAAGGCTTGAACCACGCTGACCACCAGATTTTCGATTGACTTTTTGCGTTGCCATTCTGACGCTTTCCTCTGGAGTTCAGCTTGTTCCTTTGCTTCTATGTCTTCTTGTTCCATCCTCTCTAGTGTGGCTTCAAAGTCTGCCCAAAATCCACCAGGCAAACCGAGTTCGTAAATTATCATGTTACGCAGTTCTTCATACTGCTTTTTAAGTTCAAGTTTTCTGGCTACTTCTTCAAATGCCAAAACTTGTAAACTTTTACCCTTTGGTGGGTTTGCTCTTATCTCTTGTTCAGCCTTTTGGAGTTTGTCGTTGCCTTCTAATACCTGACTGATAAAACCTGTGACTTGACCCGTCAGGTCTGCTACTTCTTTTCCGGCTTCCTGAGCTTCTTTAACCAACGCGCAAAGTTTCCTGACGCCACCAATAGCGCCTTGAACCATTGCAAAAGCCGTGATTGGATCAATCGTTTACCCCTTGTGAAACCAATGGGAAAAGTAACCAGCAACCGAGGAAATCGCAGAGACAAACGCCATACCCATCCAGAAACCGCCCCGACCTTTGTTGGCAAGAGCAATCAGGAGTTCCATGTTTTCTTCTAGCTTATCGACCTTCTTGGTCATGTCCTCGACCTTCTGCCAGAGAACCCCATACTTTACTGGGTCAATGTCCATGATCCCTCCAAATAGCCTGAATTTTAGAGGGAAAGGGAATTGATGACAATTTCCGGCTCTACAAATGTATCGTTTCTGTGCTCTACAAATTCCCACCAAAAGAACTGGTTAGGTGCTAAGTTATCTCTGCTCTTTAATAAGTTAATGTTTTCAGGATGCCCAAAGATCAAAGGATCAGAAACCGACCACAGAACGATACCTGGCACTCCTTCATCCCACCCCAAATGCTGAAAAAAACTATCGCAAGAAATCCAAGTCTTGCACTTTCTTAACAATGCTCTTAACTCAGGAATGGACAGACCTTTTCTAAAGTCTGGGACTAGCTTTCTTTCGCCTTCTAAGCCAACCTGAATGATGTGCTGCGTCTTAGAGATTTCTTTGATTAACTTTTCCCAATAAGGATAGTTTTTAGGGTTCTCTTTGCCGTTACGCAGCTTCTGAGCGTAGGGAGAAATGATAATCATAGGTACATCTTCCTAAACGCTTTTTCTAGGCTTTCCTTCCATTTCCATTGATCCATCTTCTTATAGATATTCCAATGGTCAATGTCGCCAAATAGATGTTTAGCCTCTGCGATAGACCGACCTGGCACTATTTCAGGATAACAAGAAAACACGACCGGATTTTTAATCTCTGGCAGCACATGACTGAACACCACATGATCGCCCATGCCGCAATTAAGCACCACGATTGTCTGGTCTTTGTACGCTAGATGATTCCTGAAGATTTGCTCATCCTGTGCGTATAAGGATTGATCGCCATCCCTGATGCCGCCTTGAGGGTTCTTTAAATGCCAGGTTGTGGCGTTAGGCACTACAAGCAATTTATACCCTTTTCGGTGTAGTCCCCAAGAAAAGAGCGTTTCCTCTCGATGAGCCACCTTAGACAGACCAAGGTTGTAATCGTGGACGCCAGCGCGATACAAGAAAGAGCAATGAAGATGCTCAACCTCTTTAACCTCTGGAACATAGAACCATTGGCAGTTTGGCTCATGTATCAGGTCAATTTTTCCCGTAGAAAAGAGAGGGTCAGGCGTAAACGGAGGCGTTAGGATAGCCCCACCGATAGCCCCCACATCGTCAGCAATATACAATAAAAACTGGTATCTCTGGAAGCTGACCAACAACTATGAACGGGCAGTTTTCTTAAAAGATGACCCAGTCTACCCACGCGAAACCCAAAGGTATAAATGGGCAAGCAAACATCTTGTGGGAAAAAAAATCTTAGAGATTGGATGCTCTAACGGATATGGAATTCAATTCTTTCCGAAAGACATTCAATATACTGGTCTTGATTACGATCCTTTGATCGTAGAGGTGGCTCAGAACCAAGGGTGGGACTATGACGCCACCTTTGTCAATGCTGACATAAACACCTATTCTCTTGAACAGTACGATACGATCATTGCCTTTGAAGTCATTGAGCACTTAGACAATGGTTTAGAGATTGTAGAAAAACTAAAGAAGCACTGTAAAAGACTTCTGATAACCGTTCCCCTAAATGAGCCGGAAGGGTTTTGGGGTGAACACCACAAGTTTCATGGACTCAATGAAAGCCATTTTCCTGGGTTCAAGTTCAACTACATTAGCGAATCGGGCGAGATCACAGAAATGCCTCAACCGATCACACAAGACAATAAATGTAACCTGATGATATGTTATGAAGATACTATGCTCAATCGGGACTAGAGGTCGATATTTTACAACTCTGCCAATGTCGCTTCAGGCGATCATTCACCAGACCAGACCTGTCGATAAGTTGGTTATCTTTGACGATAACGAACAACCTATCGACTTAAGAAACCATCCTACATATTTCCATCTTTTTCGCATCCTAGACGAAAAGAAAATTCCTTGGGAATTGCAATACGCTGAAAAAAAAGGCACACATTACAACCATCAAAAAGCCAACACGATGGGCTATGAATGGGTGTGGAGGATGGATGACGATGCTATCCCAGAGCCTAACGTCCTAGAGAATCTTTGCAAACATATCTCTGACGATGTGGGAGCTATTGGTGGGGCTATTCTGACACCTCCGTTTACGCCTGAACCTCTTTTT